ACCAGTTGGTCGGCGATGAGCGGCGGCACGAATGACTACGGCGACATCGGCGTCGCAGTCAATGCCGCCACGCCGACCCCGACTCCAACGCCGACGCCGACTCCAACTCGGACTCCAACCCCGACTCCCACGCCAACGCCGACTCCGACTCCAACGCCAACGCCAACGCCAACTCCAACTCCAACTCCAACTCCTACTCCTACTCCGACTCCGGTTCCGGTGCGCGGGATGGATCCGTTCATCTTTTAGGAGGACCCATGAAACCTAACCCTCCCGTCCCACGCGCCGGGGGCGATTCCCGACACGAGAAGGGAAGCCAGTCCAGAAGCGTACAACTTTTTCCCCTCTCCGTTTCGGAGAGGGGTCAGGGGTGAGGTATGGGCTCGGGCAATCCGCAGAATCTGATCAACATGATCGTCGGCACCGGCCAGTCGCTCGCCACCGGCTACGAGGCCACACCGGTCGTTGACGGCTCAGGCTCTTACGCTGCCGCGCATTCCGGCGCGCAGATGTTCTCGCTTGCCGGCTCGGGCCCCTCGGGCACCGCGATCCGATGCGGCTGTATCCATTCGGGCAGCCCGGTCACCGAGCAGGCGCTCAATCCGGCCTGGCTGACCGGCTTCCAGGCAATCTATGAAGCCGCCGACAGCCTGCCCCAGGGCGAGACCAAGTTCTCGGCGTTGCTCAAGGCGATCAACGATCTCTACAACTATCCGGCGCTCGGCGCCGAGTTCGGCGCTACGGCCCAAGCTTGGGCCAGCACGACCTACGGGCCGGGAATCAAGAAGGGCACGCAGTCCTACTCAAACATTCTGATCGCCGTGCAGCGCGCGATCGCACTCGCCTCCGCGCTCAGCTCGCCCAAGAGCCTGATCGTGCGCGCCGCCACGCTCACGCACGGCGAGACCGATGGCATCACGGCGATCGGCACTACCACCGCCCAGTACGAAGCGCTCGCGCTCGCCTTCCAGCAGAACGTCACTGCCGACATCCAGAACCTGACCGGCCAGCCGGAGCTGGTCGCGCTGTTCCTCGATCAGGTCGCGAGCTGGACGGCCTATTCGCAGACTACCTCACTGATTCCGCAGGGCCAGCTCAACCTCGCGCTCAACAACCCCGACCGATGCTTCCTGGTTTGCCCGAAATACTTTCTCACTTACTACAGCGGCGACGGCATCCATCTGACCGCGCATTCGCAGGCGATTCTCGGCGAGTATTACGCCAAGGCTTTCATCCAGGCGATTATCAAGGGGATCGCCTGGAAGCCGGTCTCGCCGGTCTCGATCGCGCTCACCGACTCGACCCACATCACGATCACCTTCAACGTGCCGGTTGCGCCGCTGGTGATCGATACGAGCCTGGTCAGCGATCCCGGCAGCAAGGGCTTCGAGTACACCGACAATTCGAGTCCGCCGAGCATCTCGGGCGTCGCGGTCCAGAACCGCAACCAGGTCGTGCTCACGATGTCGGGCGCGATCACCGCGACGGCCGGGAACCGCACCGTGCGCTACGCCTACACCGGCACCTCGGGCAATCACGCCGGTCCGACCACCGGCGCCCGCGGATGCCTCCGCGACAGCGACCCCGCGGTGTCGCGCCTGGGCGACGGGACCAATCTCTACAACTGGTGCGTGACCTTCGCGGAGAACTTCTGAATGATTCACCGCGGACAGGCAATCGAAGGAGACGAGCGTAGCTACGTAAAGGCCAGTTAGCAACTCCGGAATAGTCATTTGGAGGGCGGCTGGGGGTGGGATGGCGGGAGTCCAGTTGCATATGAAATCCAATCCTGATTTTGAGCGAATAGTTCTGCCGGCGGACTTCAAGCTGCTTCGCGATGGCGCGGCGGAGAGTTACATCGAAGGTTATGCGAATGTCTTCAGCAATCTCGATCACAACGGTGACGTCGTCCGTCCGGGCGCTTTCAAGAAGACGATTCAGGAGCGCGTTACCAGGGGCTTGGTCCCGTTTCTCGACAGCCATCAATGGGACGCGGCGCACACTATCGGCACGGTCACGGAAGCGCACGAGGACCAGAAGGGGCTGCGTTTTCGCGCCCGGTTGAGCAACGCGCCAAGCGCCCGGGAAGTTCGCCAGAAGATGCTCGAAGGCCATATTCGCCGGCTCTCAATCGGGTTCGCGCCGGTGCGCGAGAGCTATGAGCGTGCCGACGAGGCCGGGAGCTCCGATGATGGTCCAACCGCGATACTGAGCCGGCGCAAAACCATCGTGCGGCATCTGCACGAAGTGAAGCTGTTCGAGATCTCGGCCGTTCCGATTGCAGCCAACGAAGCCGCCACGATCACGAGCGTCAAGGCCGCCGTTCCTTATCAGGATCTCCTGCTCGCAGATCGCGCGCGCGCATGGGACGGCGAAGCTGCGCGGGCGCGAATCGCGGCTTGGGCGGGCGGCGGCGAAGACCTGTCGAAAATGAACTGGGCACGCTATCGGCGCGCGTTCCTGTGGTACGAACGTGCCCACGCCGATGAAATCGGCGCCTACAAGCTGCCGATCGCCGACCTGATCGGCGGCGACCTGATCGCGGTGCCGCGCGCGATCTTCGCCGCCGCCGGTGCCATCCAGGGTGCGAGGGCCGCTGGTGATCACGGCAAGCTGGATCTCGGCGGCGATGAGGAAGCCGTGAAGGCCAACATCGAGCGCTACTACGACAAGATGGCGCGTCAGTTCCAGGACGAATCGATCGTTGCCCCCTGGCAGCGCAAGTCGCTCGATGCTCTGGTGCTCGAAGCGGGTGCGTCGGGAATCTACGACCTGAACGAGTTTGGGCGGGCGGCGGCAGAGCTGCTGGGCGTCTTGAGAGCGGACGATCGGGCCCGGCTGATCGCCGCCATCCGCGCGGGCGGAGCCGTCAACACAAGCGTCGCTGCCGGCGCCGATCGCGCCAGCGCCGGTCACGCGCTCGACTCATTGCGGCAGCGGGCATCGGCGCTCGGTCTCGAGCTCGCGCGCCGGCGTAACGGATGACTCCGCCTGCGGGGCTGAATCCAACCGACGCACTTGTGCAAAGTCAATTTCACTTGACATCATGTCACTTTTAATATACAATCGACTTCGAGTTAAACAGGCCACGCCCGGGTTCTGGCGCTTGCGGGCGCAAATCCGGGCGCGGCTAATCGGCCAACGCTCCGCCGGGCCGGGTTCCCCACCCACGGACCAAGCGATCGCAACGGGCTGGTGCCTTCGGGGCGCCGAGCGTTGTAACGCGAATCAACCCGACGGAGGGGGCAATGACAGCACAGGAACTGGTCAGAAAGTCGCTCGAGGCCTATCGCAAAGGCCAGGCGATTATCGAGGATTCCGATCGCAGCGGCGTCGCGCCGGCTGCCGACCGGATCGCAGAAGCCAACCGATGGTTCGACGAAGCCGACTCGTGGAAGCTGCAGGTCGATGCGGCCCAGCGCCAGGCGGACCTCAAGACCTGGCACGAGCTCCCCGAGCGGCGCTTTCCGATGGGCGGCGGCGATGACGACGCTCCCGGCGACGACGAGCTGCGCCCGGCGCGGCGCGGCGGTCGGCCCACCGCGCTCGAGCTCGCCGACCCGCGCTTCAAAGCGGCCGATCCTCGAATCGCGATCCACCGCTCGCCCGAGTTCCGGCGCGCGTTCGAGGCCTACGTCCGCTTCGGCGAGCGCAGCCTTACACTCGAGGAGCGAAAAGCGCTCAGCTCGCTAACCGACGCCGAAGGCGGATTTCTCGTCACCGAGGAGTTCCGCGTTGAAGTGATAAGGAAGCTTCGCAACCTGCTTTACATCCGGCAGCACGCGACCGTGATCCAGACCAGCGCCGGCGCCGTGGCCTTTCCGACCCTGGAGCCCGCCGACACCCAGACCGCGCCGCCGCAGGTCGTCCAGAACGCTCCGATCCCGCAGGCGCAGCTCAGCAATCTGTTCGGCAAGATCCAGTTCGTCCCGCACAAGCGCGCCGTCATCATCCCGATTCCGCTCGAACTGGTCGAAGACGCGGTCGTCGACGTTGGCGCGCTGCTGACCGACTTCTTCGCGCTGCGTTTCGCCGAAATCGAAGAGAACGATTTCATCAACGGCACCGGCGTGAATCAGCCGCTCGGGCTGGTCACGGCGCCGAACCTGCCGAGCATCCCGATCGCCGGCACCACCACTAACATGGTGCCCGAGGATCTGATCAAGACGGTCTACGCGATGCGCGCGGTGTATCGGCGCGACGCCGCCTGGCTGATGCATCGGCTGGTCGTGCAGGCAGTGCGGCTGTTCCGCACCAATATCGGTGGTGCCGGGACCGGCTCCTTCATCTTTCAGCCTTCGTTCCAGGCCGGCCAGCCGCCGACCTTGCTGGGCTTCCCCCTGCTCGAGAGCGAGTTCATGCCCAATCCATACACTGGCGCGGCGGGCACAGCGATGGCCTTATTCGCCAACCTGAAATTCTACTGGATTGTCGACCGGATCGACCTGATGGTGCAGCGGCTCAACGAACTGTACGCGGGCAACGATCAGGTCGGTTTCCGGATGCGCAAGCGCTACGACGGCGCTCCGGTGCTGGCGGACCCATTCCAGTTCCTGACCCGGAACTGAACGTCCGATCACGGCTCCCGGCCAGTCGCTACCGGCCGGGGAGAAGCTGGCGGGCGTTTGCGAGGCAAACCGGCTCGCCGGGTGAGAGTAACGATCGCAAGAACCGGACGCTCACCGGTCCGGAGGAGAAGCGAAAATGCCTCCCATAGGACTTGAAGATCTTTTTGTAACGAGCGAGCAGACCAACAGTCTCGCACCACAATCGATGGCGGCCGCGGCGACCGCGACCGGCGTAACGGTGGACGTGAAGGACCGTGACTCGGTTGTGCTCGAGCTCACACTCGCTGCGCCCGCTGGCACACCGACCGGCGGGACAATCACGCTGGTCCCGATGGAGGGGCAGCAGGCCAACGGCTCCGACGCTGCCCAGGTGAACGGCACCGATCAGGTCCAGGCCGCCTACAACGCGACCTTCCCGACGGTGCTGCGCTATCGCTACCTCGGCGGCGTAAACGGCAAGCTCCGTTACGTCACCCTGCGGGCCGTGACCGCGCTTACCGGCGGCAGCTCGCCGACCGTTGTGGTCGCCGGCAACGTACTCAAGGGTGGACTCAAGTATGCGGGCGCACAGCCCGCGCCGGGATCGTATCCACAAACCCCGGGGACCCCGCTCACCAACTGAGGTTCGATGTTCAGCCCGGGCAACGGGCGCGAGTGCCCCTCGACTCGCGCCCGACCCGAAACCGAGCGGAGGGTCGAACGATTGAGGTCCAATGTCATTCCCACGCGCATCTGCGATGCCTGGCGCGCGCGAGGAATCCCGGATTTCGGGACCCTTCGCGCGGCGGTCACGCGCGAGGCTGACAGGCATCGGGCTCAGGAAACGAGGCGGAAGTAGATGGGACTGCTGGTTCAACTCTCGGATGTGAAGACCTACTTGCAGATCGCAAGTACCTTCACCACCGACGACGCGTTACTCACTCAGCTAATCACTAATGTGAGCGCGGCGGTCGAAATCTATTGCCGCCGCTCGTTCAGCGCCGTAATCCCCTGCTCCGATGTCCTCGACGGCGGGGTTGTCGCGCTCGCACTCAACTGCCGGCCGGTGGTCGCGGTCTCGGCGCTGGCCGATCTCACGCAGCAAGTGATGAACGAGCTGCTCGGGACCGGCAACGGCGCGGCGTCGAGCTTCACTCACACCCTGGCGTCGGCGCCGCTGCAGCCGCGGTCCGTTCAGGCGGTTGCGGGCCTCGTGGTTGCCACCGACGACGGCAACGGCAATCTGGCCGGCGCCGGAGTCGCCTCCGGCTCGACGGTGAACTATGCGACCGGCGCGATCGTGCTCAACCTGACCGCCGCGCCGGCAAGTGGAACTTCGATTGTCGCCGGCTACGTGCCCAACACCGCAGTGATCTCGCCCGCGCTCTACTCGGTGGATAGTGCACGCGGCCTGATCTTTCCGCTGCCCGAACCGCCGCAGAACTTTCCGATCCCCGCCGGCCTCTTCCAGTTCCTGCAGTTGAAGCCGGCGTGGGGGATCGGAGAGCGAAGATGGCAGATTAGCTATACGGCTGGGTACTCAGCCGTGCCCGCAGACGTGCAACTCGCCGCGCTGATGATAATCGCCGGCCGCTACAATCGCCGCGATGCGCTGGCTCAGGAGCAGGTGGGTGACTACAGCTACAGCGCGGAGACCGGGCCGAGCTCGGGCTTTTCCGCCGAAGTCGAGGAACTGCTGTCGCCCTGGCGCGAGGTCGTCATCTGACCGCCGAAACACTTACGGGCACAAGGAGGGTCGAGATGAGAGAAGTCAGTTTTGTCGGGCGCGTGGTCGAGCTGTACCGCGAGTTGCCGTGGAGCGCATACGGGCGCGCCGTCCCGGAGGGCCATCCGGCCGACGAAAAGCCCACCCGAATCAGCGTCGAGGTCGACGGCTCGCTCGAGCTCGCAGCGATCCTGCCGCCGGAGGCGGGCGATGAGCTCGAGGTCGGCTCGCTCGTGAAAGTGGTCCTTGCGCCCGGCGC